CAAGGTAGACAAGCCGACTTGATGAAGAAATTGCAAAATGATGGCTCAAGAACGTCAGTAAAAATAATGTAAATAATGACAAAGTTTTTGTCAATTTAAAAAAAGCGGGAATACATACTATCTTGTAAAATATTAATTCATGTTTTATAAAAATAAACTCGACTCTAGTGGGGGTCGAACCCACAATCTTAAGATTAGAAGTCTTATGCATTATCCGATTATGCTACAGAGCCATTATGTGGAACATTCCCACATAATAACAAAAACAAGTTCTTTTTAAATCATTTTATTTTAACCACAAAGTCCACGCATTTCTGCATATGACATCTTTCCATCTTGAAATTTTTCAAGTGCAGCAATTTGAACTGGATCACCAAGTAGTTTAGCAGCGTCAAGTGGAGTGGGATTTTTAATTTTACGAAGTCCATCAATTACTTCATCTGCTTTCTTTGCTTTATCAAGAATATCATTGAAATGTGTTTTATCAGGGACAGTGTCAATAATCTTACGAATATGAGATTCCATTGTTTAAAGTATGATATGTTAAAATTATTAAATTCAATTTTTAAAAGTCATCAGATGTATTGATAGACAATTCACTTGGAATTACTGATTGACCACCTACGAATGATACTGCTTTAGCATAGCTAGAAACTTTAACTTCAAAGAAACTCGCTTTTGTTTCACTTGCACTCATTTCCATAAATTGAAATGGATTCATTTTATTGTAGATTTTGTCATATCCAAGCAATAACAGCAAACGATCTGCAATATAAAGGATATAATCCGTCATAAGTTCTTTATTCATACCAATCATTGAGCAAGGGATTGACTCGATGATAAAATCTTTTTCAATTTCGACTGCATTACGAATCATATCTTCGACTAGATCTTTTGGCAGACGGTTTTGTAGTTTGCTGTATAGGAGGCATGCGAAATCGGTATGCATTGATTCATCTCGTGCAATGAGTTGATTTGCAAAGCTCAGACCCGGCAGAAGGCCACGTTCGCGCAGCCAGAAAATTGCACAGAAACTTGCAGAAAAGAATAAGCCCTCTACTATAGCAAAACCGACAAGACGTTGGCCAAAGCTGGCATCTTCGCTTTCAATCCATTGAATTGCCCACTGTGCCTTATTTTTGATAGCTGGGAAGTTATTGACTGCATTAAACAGTTGGTCTTTTTGTACAGTATCTTTTACATATGTATCAATGAGAAGTGAGTATGTTTCAGAATGAACTGCTTCCATAGCATTTTGGAAAGCATAAAATGCTTTAACTTCCGGAATAGGAATATCTTTTGAAAATCGGGTTGCAAGATTTTCCATAACAATTCCATCACTTGCAGCAAAAAATGCAAGAATATGATTAATGAAATGCTTCTCATTCTCAGACAGTTTATCAATATCAATTAAGTCTTGTTGGAAATTAATTTCATCGGGTAACCAATATGCAGACGCGGCTTTTTTGTACATTTCATAAATGTCTGGGTATTTAATTGGAAACATAACATACTTATTCTTGTCTTGTTGTAAAAGTTCTTCTTCTTGCATAACCATATTCTTATTTTTTGCTCTATATCATGCAAAAGAAAATATGCTTAAAATCTTAAGTGCGCGTCAATTTTTATTTTACATTTATAAAATTTTAAAATTATTCTATATAAAATAGAATGCCTACATAAAAACGCGGTAAATCTAAACAAACTATAAAAGAAAATAAGCAAAGTAAATCTACAAAAGTACCTACTAAAGTCAATACTGTGACGAACGGCCGTAAAAAAGGTGGGGAATATCCAGAGAGTGCTTTAAAACATTCGGATAGAATGGAGATTGACGATACAAGACGTGTGACGATTGCACCAACGAGTGCAAATAATACTCGATAATATGATCCTACACAAACAGTTGGTGAAATTGGAATTGTTCAATTTACCCCACTGCAAAATAGTGTAATCAATGTAGCTCGAGGATATATTAATGATGTTCGATATGGTTATACTATTGTAGCATTATTACAACATATAGATGATTCAAATATAGACTTTTCCATTAAACAATCACATATATTAAAGCACCTTATTGAAGAACGAATTTCACCATTATTTCCTCACTAAGTATGAAAATAATGTTGTGTTTAAAAACAGTTATATTGCGTTTTATTTTTTAGAAGCTTATATATTTATAATATAACTATACATGCCAAAACGGGGTGAATTGTTTAAAGCATCTATTATTGACCGTGATAGTACTCAAGCTTTATATTTGACATGTTCTTATATTATCAAAAAACAATATTCTTTTTTAGAAGATGAATGGATTAATATGTCAAGTCATATTGGTAAAAAAGATGCAATGCCATTTGGAAAAACATGGAATATTATAAATAAAGACCTTGTAGAACTTATAGAAAGTGATGAATTTCATATTCAAAAAGCACTTTTATGCACAACTAAATTGATGTTATTAAATCAACGAGATATTGATACTCATAAAACTATGCATGTTCAAAGATTACGTAATATGATTATTGGATGTTTTCCTGATAAAGCATCCCTTTCCGAAGTTGGAAAACAAATGTTTCAACGCATACTACCTCCAGAGAATCATGAACATTATTCATTTTATAATAGAATATTAGCTGGCTTTAGTAAATTATTTTCAGATGAAAATTATGATGATATGCATAATGGTTTAGAATATATATCACGTAAAAAATTAATACTACCTATGATAAATATTTGGCCTGCACCATCTGACACAGATGCTTCCATAGGTGATCCATGTTGGTTATTATGGGGTGCATTACTATTGTATTACAAAAATAATGAAAATATAGCTACAAATTTTAAATTATTTTCTTCAAATTGGCGAAAAAATATACGGAATGATCGCATCGGCTTATTATGGGGTATTCCTTATTGTATTCAAGAATCAACTGAAACAATATGGACAGACCATGATATAACAATTTTTGAAAAAGTTAAAAACATCACTTCTGAACTATGGAATTTTGCATTGAATGAACATAAAAAACCTGATATTAAATCTGAATCTGAATTTGAAACGAGTGAAAAGAAAAATATTCATGATTTTTATAATTCATTTATTCCACGTAAACAAGACACTTTAGAACCATCAACAACGATACAATATACGAATTATGATCCATATAATGGAGGAATTGCAAATAGTATAGTACGTACTGTCGCGAATGAAGTAAAATCGGTTACGATATCTGGTAAAGGTCTTGAAGAATATGGTAAAAACAAAGAAAGTCTGACTCGAGTTAAGAAATTAGATTCTCCTAATAATAATAATGAGACCAGTCGTTCTCATACCAGGGGTAAATGGCTCTATCCTAGTTCATAATATTCTTTCTCCATTCATTTTCACGATCAAGTAGTTTTTGAAGAAGTGTTTTTTCTTTTTTAACACATTCATATGATTTTAGTTTTTCTTCAAGTGCCATAATTGGTGCAACCAATTTTTCATATTCTTTATTTTTGGTTTCTAATTTAGATTTAAGATCATCCATTTCTTTTTCAATATTTTTAATAGTTACACTTTGTCGAAGTAATTCTGTGTCAATTTCATCTTTTGTTTGTTTAATAAGAGGTTTATTTTCAGTAATTAAAGCATTAATATCTTTAATAGATTTTTTAAGCTCTTTTACTTTTTCTTTATGTAAAATTATTTCATCATCTTCATCATAAATATATCCCTTTGCACAATCAAAGGATTCTTGAGCTGTTTCACGTGCAAATTCAGGACTTCCTTCATCCATTGCCATATCAATTTCTGAGTGATATCTTTGCATGTTTTTATATACTACATCATATGCATGTGGTGGTACATCTTCATAATCAGCTTCTGTTGTATAGAAGTCGATTTCAGGAATTTGAATAAAACCATTATCATCTTGTTCAATACATATACCCCAACCCATTTTGAAAATTTGATTAAATATATAATATTAAAATCAAATTTTAAATAAGGAAGGTTGGTATAATGAGACCTATCATTCTTATACCAGGGGTAAATGGCTCCATCCTAGTTGATAAAAGAACCCCATATAAACACGTTTTACATCATAAAATACCCTATAATCGATGGATTAATACAGATGTATTATCGACAAATAATGGTAGTCTTCAATGGGCAACTGATATGAAATGTTCAATTCATAAAAGTTCTCATGGAAAGGTAATTGGACTTTCATATGATAATCAAGATATTATTCCTTATGATATGGGTGGAACACGTGGTATTAAAGATATTATACCTGAGTTAGTGCATATACCCGATTATTGTAGAGACTTACTCGATGAATGGTGCAATTTTCGTTATTATAATAGTATTTGTCATAAATTATATGATTACTCATTTGTCGATAATGAATCAGTATATGGAATACCATATGATTTTCGTGCAATTTTAGACCCAACAACAAGACAACACGTATTTGCAAATTTTCAATATTATATTGAAAAAGCGTTTCGTACAATGGGACGACCAGCTATTATTGTGACACATAGTCTAGGTGGTATATTATTTAAAATATTTTGTAGCTCATGTGTTGATAAAAAATGGTTAAATAAATACATATCACAGTGGATATGTATTAATGCACCATTTGGTGGGTCTTTGTATGGTATGACAAGTGTTTTAGGTGGTTCAAATAGTCCTTTATTACCAAAAGTAGTAAATAGTGAATTAAAATATGTTACAGGAATAATAGCATGTATGCCAAATCGTTTAGGGTATGCAATCGACGAACCACTCATGTATGTTGGGAAACATAAAACACCTATAACTATTCAAGATTATACAACATTCGCATCGAATGATGATTTGATATCTTTTAAAATCTGGAAAGATTTATATGAACCTCTTATACCATATCTTGCAAAAGAACTTGATATACCAACACATATGATTATTTCAAAAAATATAAAAACAAAAATATTACCAACATTAAAGTCATATGACGACAATTACCCCATATATAGTGGAAATACTGTAGGTGATGGTGTAGCTACAATGAAAAGTTTAAAATCATATGAAAAGTTTTTAAATCCTGAACGTGTTCGTGAAACTATATTATGTAATAATAATCATTCAAGCATATTAGCAGATAAACATGTTATACGTATAATTATGGACTATGCTTTACAACACTGGGAGTAAGTATTTTCAATGATTGCAAAATTAATTAATTTATTTATTTTGAATAACTTTTGTCGGTAAATAAAAAACCCCCATAAAGGTATGGCTACTATTAAATCGTCGCTGAAAACAATTTCAGAATATCCAAAACATGTTACAGGAAAACGAGGACGTGAACCTGCAAAAATTAAAATAAACGAGGTTAAACTCGATGACATACATGAATATAATCCAAATGAAGAGGATGATAATATTAATACAATGGTAAATGATATTAGTCACATTAAAACAACACTTGACATCTTTTTTAAGAAAAAGATTGGTTACGTTATCACCGATGCGGGTTTGAATGGTCGCACAATACGGGAACCCGGTAAAGAAGATGACTTTAATATGAATGACGCATATCGAAACATTCAACGAATACTGAAGCCACTCATTCAGGCAGAATTCGCACATTTTCATACAATATATACTAAAAATATAAGTTCAACCGAGTTTAGAGCATTATCTACTGAACATCAAAACACATATAAAACTAGTATGGAAGCCAAATTTAAAGATATTCAATTAAAATATAATTTAAGCACGTACACAACTGAAATAGTAAATATGTTTATAAAATATGCCGAATACACATGTGGACAATTGTTACAAGTATCTTTTAAAGCGTCATCTGAAAATAGATCATCGATTATGAGACATTTTATGTATGTACTTATGCATTTAGGTTTACCTGATCTTATTAAATTTAAAAACCAATGTAATAATAAATGTCATATTGTAGCTGAATATATCACATCTGAAAATCCTGATGAAATTTTAAGTGATGTAACTAAACAAAGGCTTTTAATAGAATGCCGTACATTAGTCAATTTAATTAAAGAGTCTCTTCATATTCAAGATGTATCCAAATTTGATCAATTTCTCCACGAAGTTGCAAATTCTCGATGTTCTTTCTTGAAAAATACTGAATTCACACCCGAACACTTTGCTCTTATGAAAGAAAATGCTCGACGTGCCAAAGAAACACGTGCAGCGAGCAAACGTGCAGCTGCATCAGCAGCGTCATCCGCAAATGCATAGGAACTTTACAATATTCGATTTATTTTCATATCCAATTCAAGTAACAAATACTTTAACTGTTGCAGCCTTTCAATGAGAGTGTCCATGTGACCGCGTCAGATAACGTTGGAAATGTATTTAATTTGTCTAAAACCCACCAAAAGTTTATGGTCCATCTATGACCAGTTTTGACGGGTAAGACTCCGTGCATAAGTTTTTGCCCATCAAAAAATGTAAGTGACCCCTTTAATAATTTTTGTTTATTTATGTGTGTGTAAAATTCTCCACCTTCATAATCGTCATTCAAATACAACACACTGTGGTATGAAAAAATATCTCGATTCGCCTTGTCATGGACATGGAGTGGTGAAAACGATCCGATCGGCCATGCCATTAATTCTACCTGGCCCGGTTTTATTTTAATTGACTGAATACTATTCAAGAAGTTAGTTACAACGCATACAAGCGGGTCTCTCGTAATGTTAATAGTTCTTCCCACATTAAAATTCATGCTACGACCACTGCGTAACCAATAATCTTCTATTCTGTATCTAAATGTATCACATGTACTATGATCAATAAAGTTCTGATATATTTCCATACTATCACGATGATATATCAAGAAATAGCTTTATATAATTTTACAACATAAGATGTGATATAGAAAAATAAATGCAACAACCCCATTTAAACAAGTAATTTCGTATTGATATTATAGCGATGTATGAATTTATATTTGGATTAATTTTTGGTACATTTATAGGTAAAACTGTAAAATTACAGTCAAAAAAAGAAATTGGTATTCAAGCACAACCAATTGAACCGTTTCATACACCTGACCCAATATCTCCGTGGACATCACCAATATTTATTCCAAATTCGAAAGAGAAATATGTTCGTGGTTCTCTAAAAAATTTTTGGGAAAACGATGAATCATAAAATTTGATATTCTATGTACATTAATTTGTAGCTACAATGGAGGAACGAGTCATTGATATTGAAGAACTTGACAAAAAATATAAAGAACATATTGAGACGCAATATTATCAACCAACTGACGAAGATGTTATTAAATATACTCCATTTGTTGACAAATTACTTACAGATCCGAGTCAAGATATGTATCGTAAATTAAAACGAATATACCACTATTCTGGTAAAAATTCGTTTATTTATCAAACCTTTCTCATTCTTCATCAAAAATATCCTGACAAATATACTCAAATTCAACGTAAATTGATACAAAGTTTTCTCAAAATTAAAGCTGGTCGCGATCATTCCGGCATTATTTCAATAACAGTATTTACAAGTGCGAATCCAGAATATATCGATTTTGAAGGGAATGTGCAAAAACAATCATTTAGTTGTCAATGGAATTGTGCATACTGTCCGAATGAACCAGGACAGCCGCGCAGTTATCTGAAAGGAGAACCAGGTGTATTACGTGCAAATCGTGAAGAATTTGACTGTGAACGTCAAATGCGAGTACGTTTAGAGGCTTTATATTATACTGGACATGAAATTGATAAATTAGAAGTAAATGTTCTTGGAGGTACATGGACATCATATCCATTAGGGTATCGAGAACAATTTGTACGTGATATTTTTTATTCAGCAAACACATATCATAATTTGCAAAAAAGACCGAAACTCTCACTTCAAGAAGAAAAAGAAATCAATCGGAATGCACAATGTCGGGTTATCGGTTTAACAATTGAAACCCGACCAGATACAATAACTCCTGAAGAGATTCGATTATTACGTTATTATGGATGTACACGTGTTCAAGTTGGTATTCAACATATTGATAATAAAGTCTTAAAGAAAATTCAAAGACAATGTACGACAGAACGAACGATACATGCGATTGAGTTATTGAAAAACTGTGGTTACAAAATTGATGCTCACTGGATGCCAAATCTTCCAGGAAGTTCTCTTGAACAAGATGAAGATATGTTGATTGATAACTTACTTGGTGTGCGTAATAAAAATTATAAGTATGTTACAGATAAAGAAAAATGGGTATATTTTAATTTAAAAAACCCATTTCTTCAAGTTGATCAATGGAAAGTATATCCATGTACAATTGTTCCATTCACAGATATTGAAAAATGGTATCGAGATGGCACATATATACCATATCCTCAAAAAAATATGATAGATTTAATCATTAAAATGAAGAAATGTATGTTTCCATGGATTCGTCTTAATCGAATTGTTCGCGATATACCAAATGACTATGCAATTTTAAAAGAATACTATTCCAATATTCGTCAAGAAGCAATCGATATAGTTCATCAAGATGGATGGTACTGTGCATGTATTCGTTGTCGTGAAGTTAAAAATCGTGTGATTGATGAACATACAATGGTACTCAAAATATATTATTATATGGCATCAAATGGTACTGAATATTTTATAAGTTATGAATCACAAGATAGTAAAGTACTGTATGGATTTGTGCGGTTACGTTTAACACAATACCAAGCGACTCATGTGTTTCCAGAATTAACGGGATGTGCATTAATTCGTGAATTACACGTATATGGACAATTGCAAAAAGTCAATACATCCGAAACAAAAAGTGAAGCGGTTCAACATCGCGGTCTAGGACGGAGATTAATGATGAAAGCTGAAGAAATCTCACGCAATAATGGATTTTATAAGATGTCTGTAATCGCAGGTGAAGGGACTCGAGGATATTACGAAAAATTAAATTATATAGATTCCCCTGGCGATGGTTATTTTATGATTAAAACATTATAATCTATAAAGAGAGTAGTAATGAAATTTTTACAAAGTTCAGTAAAATATGTTTTTGTGGTTGTTATTGTTATAATAATAGTAACTTTTTTTGGAGGTACTCATGTAAATGAAAAATTCGATGAATATACTGAATTTCAAAAATTTTTAGAAACAAAAACACTCCCTTCACAGATACAACTTCAAGTTGGACAATTAAATGCACAACAAGAAAAATGTTTAAGTAATCTAAAAAGTGAATGTATTGGATCTACATTATCACAAAAACAACAAAACTATTTTAATTATTTAAGTACAGTTGCACGTAAATCATCAACCGAAGCGTATTATAAAGCAGCAACTTCACCGGTATAAAAAATAAGTTATTAGATTAAACTTGTGTACTATTTATGAATTTAATTTTATCATAAAGTTGAATGTCTTGAAAGACAAGTATAGGACATTCAAAAAAGTAAAAAAATATATATATGAGTATAACTTTCATAGTATGTCATACTACTTCAATAATTATAATTTTTAAATCAATAATTTAGTCAATTTCGTCGATGGTCGGGCCTTTATCAGTTGATAGCGGTGTAGGTGGTGCCGTGCCTCCTGACATGCCAGACATGCCAGACATACCGGACATACCGGGCATACCTGGCATACCTGGCATACCTGGCATACCAGGCATACCTCCAGAAGCATCACCTTGGGCGTAAAGCTTACTCATAATTGGTGCGAGTTGTTCTTCGATTTCTTTCTTTTTGTCCTTGTATTCTTCAGTGGAAGCAGTTGTATTTGCGTCAAGCCATTCGGTTGCAGCGGCAACGATATTTTCAACATCTGGTTTGATTTCTTTTGCTGCGTCAGTTTCTGCGGTACTAACAGAATTGCGTGCATTGTAAACATAGTTTTCAAGTTCATTCTTTGCTTCAATACGTGCGCGATTCTTTTCATCTTCTTCTTTGTATTTCTCGCTATCTTTGAGCATTTCATCGATTTGATCTTTTGAAAGACGACCCTTATCGTTGGTAATGGTAATCTTTTGTGATTTACCTGTACCTTTTTCCAGTGCACTCACATTAAGAATACCGTTTGCGTCCAGATCGAAACTGACTTCAATTTGAGGAACACCACGTGGTGCTGGTGGGATACCATCCAGATTAAATGTACCCATTTGGTTGTTATCTTTAGTAAAACCACGTTCTCCTTCGAACACTTGAATAGTAACAGCAGGTTGATTGTCTGCATACGTCGAAAAGATTTGAGATTTCTTGGTTGGAATGGTTGTATTACGCTCAATAATCTTAGTCATCACACCACCTGCAGTTTCAATGCCGAGAGAGAGTGGAGTTACATCAAGAAGTAGGAGTTGGTCAGTGCGTTCGTTACCTTGTCCAGTCAGAATGGCTGCTTGAACGGCTGCCCCGTACGCGACCGCTTCGTCAACATTGATACTTTTATTGAGTTCTTTGCCGTTGAAGAAATCTTGGAGAAGTTGTTGAATTTTTGGAATACGTGTAGAACCACCCACCAGTACAATTTCATGAATAGAAGCTTTGTCCATCTTTGCATCACGGAGGACTTTTTCGACTGGTTCGATCGTTTTACGGAATATGTCCATGCACAGTTCTTCGAAACGTGCACGAGTAATAGTAGAGTTATAATCGATACCTTCGAAAAGACTGTCAAGTTCAACCGATGCAGTTGCACTCGATGAAAGAGTGCGTTTTACACGCTCACATGCGGCATTGAGGCGTTTTACTGCACGTGCATTACCTGAAATATCTTTTTTGAATTTACGTTGGAATTCTTTGACAAAATGCTCGACGAGACGATTATCAAAATCAGAGCCACCCAGATGAGTATCACCTGCAGTTGCTTTTACTTCGAAAACACCGTCGTCGATGGTGAGAAGACTCACGTCGTGTGTGCCCACACATTGTTATCGTTAGGCTCTTTATCCTAACTTCTTACGCTTTCACGTAAGTTCAGACTATATCTTATTTTTATTTATTTTAAGAATTTGGTTTATATATACGTCCAAATTGGATGGGAAAAGTAATAAATACTTCTCACCAGATTTATGAATATACTCATCTACTGCTTTCATTTTTGCTTCCCATTTTCCACTTTCAACCTGCTGTTTATGCCAAATATGATTATCCTTGATTTCAATATGAATTTGTAATACTGGTAATGTAAAATCAATACGGTAAATATGTTCTTTATTATTAAATGTATATGCTATATATGGGCCATTTTTAACAAGAATATTATTATTATTACACCAAGTTACAAATCTAAATTCTGGTTTAGATTGATAAATAACTTGTTCATTAATAATATTGTGTATATTCCGAATTTTAAAAATTTTTCGACATAGCTTACATTCAATACATAATATACGTACCGCTGTTTTAAATTGTTCAATTGATTTACATCGTTTTAATATATTACAATTTTCACATTTAATAATTGGTTGATTACCTTTTATTATAGTATCATTATTTGGATCATAAAATACACTGCTAAAATGCATTTGATTATTGCATTTAAAAATTGGCCAAAATTCTAAAGATTTTAATTGAGACCCTTTTATTTTACCATTACATAAGCTATCAATATATGGTTGAATTTTATTAAATTCATCTATTGATAAATGTTTTTCATTATAAGTTTTTTGTTTTATGGGTTCTAATTTATTAAATTCTTCTATACTTTGCAATAATAAATCTTTAAAAGTTTTTTTAATAGATTTTTCTTTTGGAGTATAGTTACCAGAATATAAATTTGTCATTAGAAGTGAATGTGTTACACGTTTCTCTTCTTTTGTATTTCTACATAAATAACAATATTCTGGTTCTATAGAATTTATTTTTCTAAAAAATTGTGTTAACCCAACCGAACTTAATTTATGACATGTTAAACAATCGTATGTAATAATATAAGGGTGTCTTTTTGTTAATTCTTCATTTGCCAATTTTAATCTCCAGATTTTTTCACCTGTAGATGAATATTTTTTAGCAGTATAAACAATTGATAATGTATTTATATCAATTTGTTCATCAGTAAGTTTATTTTTTATTTCTTTTATGGATGCAGTGAGATTTGTATTCATTTTATCATGTATATATATTTTTTAAGGGTTTTTTCATTTTTTATCAAATTCTTAAATAAATAAAAATTCTGGCGCTCGTGGGAATTTTTCCATGCGAAATAAATCGTTTAGGATACTTTTCCTAGTCGTTGAACCTTCTACTTTTTTCAAAGATAGCTCGGCTGCTGATTGTCCAATTCTTTCCTTTTTCAAACCGTCACACTCGTTGTCACCAACCATGTTGTGGTAGGAAAGACTCTAAGGAGTTTCCAGCAATTCACCAGATTCTTAATGTTTATTATCTAAAACACTAAGGTAGGGTTTACACCTACAGGAGGCAGCAGTTTACCTCCACAATCGAAAACGACAATATGTTGTTCTCCTTTTGTTGTTTTGTCTAAGCCATACGCAATCGCAGCTGCAGTAGGTTCATTGATAATTCGTAATACTTCAAGACCAGCAATAACACCCGCATCTTTGGTTGATTGGCGTTGAGCGTTATCGAAATATGCGGGGACAGTCACTACTGCTTTTGTGACTGGATGTCCAAGATATGACTCAGCAATTTCCTTCATCTTAACGAGGACCATTGCAGAAATTTCTTCAGGGTGAAATGTTTTAGTTTCACCTTGTGATTCGACTTCAATAATCGGCTTTTTATCTTTATCACCTTTTACAGTAAACGGCCAAAGTTTCATATCTTTTTGAACTGATTCATCATCAATTGAACGTCCAATAAGACGTTTTGCGTCGTAAACAGTATTTTTCGGATTCATTGCAGATTGATTTTTTGCAGCATCACCAATAAGACGTTCGGTGTCAGTGAACGCAACATAACTTGGGGTTGTACGATTTCCTTGATCATTTGCAATAATTTCTACTTTGTTATTTTGCCAGATACCAACACAAGAATAACATGTACCCAAATCAATACCTATTGCGATATCGTGAGTAGTCATTTTAAAGACAGCGTATGGTAATAAATTAACTAGTTCTTAAGTACTTTTATAGAACTTTCTAGAAATAACTTTTATGAAAAAATGAAATAATATTATATATATAATAACGTTGTTTGGGACAAACCAGAAAATTTATAATGAACTTAGCAAAAATATAATCTCATTTTAGATAAATGAGTGACTCAGATGAAGATCCAATAACAAGAATACTTAAAAGACCACGATACGGAGTCGATGATACAGATCAACCTAGTTTTGATAAAATTGAGCGACCCACTACCAAAAAAGAAATATCTAATTATGTTGGTCGTTTTAGTGGGTTACTGTATGAGCTATTTAGATATGATGATCTTTCTAAATTTAGTCACGAGATTCTTCCAAGAATTAGTGAAAATATGCTTGGTACATATAACAATATAGCTGATGAATATAAAGAACATTTTATGATGGAACTCACAGAAGACTTTTTATTTGGCGGAAATCCCAATATATCCTACGGTGAATACCTAAAAGATCAAAGAATGTTTCTAGTACTAATGAAATCAATACCAGAGTATAAATCGACCCAAAAATTACATAAAGAAACAAAAGAATGGTTTAAAAATCTGTTAAATGATCTCTTAAATAAATTACCATCACTCGGTGAAAAATATAGAATTCGTAGTGAAATGCTTAAAGAAATAATATTAACTATTAAAAATCCATACCGTTTTTACAGAAAAACAGACTCTCCAGGAGTTGAAGATGTATGTATGACAGAAACTGAAAAAATAGCAATATTATTAGATTATTTAGTTTCCACAGATACTGATAATATAATTTATGAACAACTCCAAGATTTTATTAAAGAAATTGGTTTAGGTTCATTAGAAAGTGTTTATTGGGAGAATAATAAACAATTAACTAATGGAAATAAAGAACTAGAAATAAAAATGATACGCTCACACATAAAATATAATATTAAACAACTTGGCAACAAAAATTTAATTGCTATTATGGATGGTAAGGAAGTCAATTCAACAAAAAAAGAAGAGAAGAAAGAGACAAAGAAAGAGACAAAGAAAGAATCCAAAAAAGAACCAGTAAACCGAGAAGCTATTGAAGCGCCAAAAGTTCCAGTCGCACGTGCGCAACCTCAAAGAAGTGCGTCAGTTACAGAAACAAGACAAGCTACTCCACAACGTGATGCACCTGCACTGATTGCTGATACAAATGTGAGACCTCCACCTCCAACACATAATGCCGCTGATAAAAATATACCAGCTGCAATTAAAAGAATCGAAAAACAGGTTGAGGAAGTATTGAAAGTTTTTTCTAGTAAAGTACCTTTAGAAACAATTCAATTTCGTCTTAAAAATTTAATGGGACATGTTAAGCCTACTACTGCAGCACTGAGACCAGCTCCACAAGCATTTGAACAAGCATATCAAGATGCGCAAACCGCAAGTGCACATCGGCATAACGCATTTGAACAAGCATATCAAGAAGCAGCACATGCAAGTGCACATCGGCATAACGCATTTGAACAAGCATATCGAGAAGGACACTTAATAAATCGAAATGCTCCATCATTGGAAACTACGCGTCAAATGAGAGAATTCACTATACTTCAACAAAGTATGAATGAATTAATTGCATTAGATCCAGTTAAAACTGGACTCATTATTGATCAAGCTGTTCAGTTTAATACATTTCAAATTCCTGAAAATGAAGACATAAATGAATGGGTTGATGGATTTGTAGAAGTTGCCGATACTTATGCAAATAATCCAGTACTATCTATGCCACATGACCAATGGGCAAATGAATTTCAAGCGGATCGACTCGCAACTGCGAATGAATGGGCAAATGAATTTCAAAGAGACAATATGAATAGACATAGTCGTACGAGTATTGCATATAATGCATTTAAAAGGAGTTTTAAAGAACTTGTCAAATTATTACCTAATTCAAATGATATTACTATCACACTACTTACTGGAATGATAAATTCAGCAAATGCTGCCCAATCGAGACAACATGAAAGCAGTATACATGGACGGGTCCATACTCCTGAATTTGCTCAATTTGAAAGAAATTTAAATACATATATGCACGATTTATCTAATGCACCAATTGCGCCAATTGCAATAACGCAACCACTTCCCAGATTATCACGTCAATTACCACAATCTCGCACTACCCGCCACATACCAGGTGTAGGTGTAGAAAGAAGACTATATGGTGGTCGCAAAAAGAAAGCAGTGAAAACGACTAAATAAAACTCTTAAAACTCCCGTTTCTTAATCATTTTCCGATCGAGTTTATGTTTTGCACAATATACAGGCCGTTAAATAACGTTGTTTGGGACAAACCAGAAAATTTATAATGAACTTAGAAAAAATATATGACATGCGAATTATATATATATATTAGATATATATGAAAGAACAACCAGTTATTTTTTTAAAATGTAGCTACAAAACATAAAAATATATTCAATTTATTTTTATTAAGGTAAGAAATATGTAATATAATCATGAATTCCTAAACACTCAACCTCTAAATTACCAGTTATGAGATATCTCCAATGAAACGGTACTAAAATAATATGTTTTGCAGACATTTGAATTGCAAGTAATTCCGCGTCATCAGGATCAGGTGCATCATCGTCGAGGACTTTTGTATTCGGAGGACATAACAAAATTTCACCATTATTTTTGGCAAATAAAGCAACATATTTATAGCGATTCCTGTTCCATATATCACTTGATTGTAATAAAAACTCTTGACATGGGTTTATTGAGAAAAATATATTACGCAAGTCTTGTAATGTTGATTCTTTATTTTCAATAATAATTGGTTGTCTTTCAATGAGCATCTCAGTATTAAATTCATATGCAGTTGTTTGTAATATGGAAACATCTTGAGGATATTTATAATATGAATATACATAGATGCATAGTATAAATAGTATTAATATGAATGGTAAATATTGTTGCATTATAATTTAATTATTTTATTCTTTTGCATTCTAGCCGCAAAAATAATACATTCATGTGAATAGGAGAGGTATAATTATGCCTATAAAACAAAAAGGCGGCAATATTTTTGATCCTGGACATGCTCTAATGGGTACCGCAAATTTTTTAGCAACAATAACTGGAATGAAACCCGAATTTACACCTGAACAAGTAAAAGAGATAAATGCTGTTATAATAAAACAAAAAGACCGTTTACTCGCAGAACAGACTGCACACGAGGGTCGTGATCTAACCGAAAAATTATTTACACGTGGATTAGATGCTAAAAAAAATATTGCAAACACAAATCTCAAACAAATGGCTCAACAATTTGCATCAACTCTTAGCGAACAAAAAAACTTTCATAGTCGTCTGGCGCCTTCTGTTATATGGAAAACTCTTGTTGGAATATTAGATCCTCTATGGAAGAATGCTGCACCGTATGTAGTGCTTGCAGTTGTAATCATTACACTTGTAGTATTTATGAAAAATACAAATAGTATAATAAGTAACAGACGCTCAAATATATCTACAGCAAAACGTATTAAACAATCCGCCAATAAAAATCTAAATCCTTCAAATTATTATATAATTCGCCAAATACAAAAATTATGGAGTTGGATACTATCTAAGTTTAAAAAAATTATTGATAAGATTCTTGCACCATTATATCGAATCAGACAATTTACAGGCATGATATCTGGAGGAGCCCATGATAATAGTCCAATATTACGGCAACGTATTGAAAGTGGTCGATGTGATAATTTAAAATGGGTAGAAACTACAGCAGAAGGAACGAAAGGATATTGTAATAATAGTATTCATCCAATAGATTTAACATGGAAAATTGATACAACAAAAACACCAGAATATTTTGATCTTCCCCAAATAAGAAAGCAACAGTTAGAAAACTATTTAACAGTGAAGATTCCATGGGATAAATCTCCAAATGCAACATTTTATGTACCAAAATGTGACAAAGCATATTATCCAGCAACATGTACAAAAGAAGGAATCTGTCAAAAAGCAGATTTATTTGAAGATGTTGGTTTAGCATGTCGATTAAAAGATGACAAATTGCCGACACAATATCCAGGACCACCAAATGAAGCTACAAAAAATACATTTGATAATGCAACTATTAAGAGTTGTATTAATATTAATAATTTAAATGATTCAAAATGTTCTTAAAAAATTATATTCAACTAATCTTTAATTTTCAAATGCATTTGCACCTATATCAACTACATCGACGACACCACTCGCAGCTGCTGCAACTTTATATGTTTGAATTACGTACCAATAAATCCAGGTTATAAGTAATATTATAATACCAAATACTAATACAAAAATACCTAAATTACGACCAACCGTGGTATCTTGTGAAAGTGGAGATTGAGAGCCAGATAGATCTGATTCTGACGGTATTTGTTGTGGAGGATTTCTGATAAACATTATTCCAACACCAATACATATGAATCCAATAATATTTCCAATAATTAATTTAACCCATCCCATAAAACGTCCAAATGTTGCAGCACCATCATATAACTCTTGTTGTGTATCGCCACCACGTCTCTTTTTAAAATTTACAGTTTTTTTAACTTTATGTTTTGCCATTATTAATATATTATATTATTTTTAAATCATACTATTTGTTAAGGGGGCAAATGGCTCAGACATCGGCAGAAATATGCACAATCGCTCGGGCAAAAGAATTAGGTATTTTTACTGAAAATAATACAACATATAAAGACACACCAACCGGTGATAAATTTGACGATTTACGTACATATAATGATGAAATTGACAATCAACAAAATCGTACAAAATCAGTATGTAAAGTAAGTCTCGATGGATCAACCGCTTCTCGAAATTGTGTTGATCAATATGGTCCGGGATTCATACGTAAACCAGGATTAACCGGTGATAGTTATAAATGTGTTCCATATGATTGTCCGCCAGGGTTTAAAAAAGAAGGGTCTGTGTGTAAAAAACCATTAGCAGATGCAGAAACAGATAAACGAGCTCATTGTGAAGAGCGTTGGTATGATTGGTTTATTACACCAAATTATCATTTAGGTAATAAAGTATATTCGTCAAATGTCGGAAAATGTTATGCAGCTTGTCCAGATAATTCAATACCGCGATATATTGTAGATCCAGTAGATAATTCAAGTTTAGATTTAGTAAGTCAAGAAGATTTAACTAAATGTATTCCACGCGATCAATATTTTTATGGAAAATATAAAGTTGGGTCTGATTTTTGTCCAATTACATGGATATATCGTTTAAATTCAACTAAAGACAGTATTCAAAATACGATGACATCAATGTATGGTGACTATTATTCAAGTAATATGACAACTGCTGCATTTACACACTATGCAAATAATCCTACAAAAATAGATGAAACTGCTCGAAATATTGCAAGTTCAACATCATCATATTATGATAATGTCGATATGCCGTCTGATACAATGCAAAACGCATGTAATACATTAAATACACCGGAACGTGTCGCACAAGCATATACATGGTGTAAAGAACTACATAATAATGAAGATGAATATAGAGAACGTATTATACGTGAGTCAGGTGATTCTACCCACATCGATCGAAAAATTAATATGATGAAACAATCATGTAATGCTGTATTTTGTAATAATAATGATACTGCACTAAATTATATAACAGAAGAGTCAATATGTTTTCCAGAACCACCTGACATAGATCCAGCAACCGGTGAAATTATTGAAGAAGAAGATAAACCGGATCCAATTCCACCAAATACATTAGAACAACAAAGTTTTGCAAGACAAACAATGAGATGGTTTATTTATTTAGTGATTGTACCAAGTGTTTTATACTTATTTTGGCATATCTATAAAACAATGATATATCCACGAATTATACGACCATTCTGGTTATTAATTGAAAGATCATTAGGTAAAGATCCAGAAGTACAAGCATTAGAACAGACATTTATTAAAGACAATGCTCTACGCGAAGAAACTCTCGCACGAAATCGTTTAAAATAACCTATTTCGGAAAATAGTAATTATTTAAAAACCCATATTATTTTTAAGTATAATGGAAGAACCACAACCTTCTATTATTCCTTCTCCAAATAGAATAATAGTTATTGGAGATATTCATGGTGATTTATTTAGACTTATGAAATGTCTATATAATTTAAAAATAATAACACCAAATTTAGAATGGATTGCTGAACCTAAAAATACAGTCATAGTACAAGTTGGTGATCAAGTTGATAGTTTATCTCGTGGTGGTCAAGATAATTGGGAAAATTTACCAGATTTAGAAGTTGTAATTATGATGGATCGATTAGATCATATTGCGAAAAGACATGGTGGTCGTGTGATTTCTCTATTTGGTAATCATGAATTAATGAATATGATGAAAAACTTTGAATATGTTTCTAAAAATAGTATAGATAAATTGGGTGATCATACTACAAGATTTCAATTATTTCAACCAGGTTCGTCAATAATGAATATATTAATGAAACGAAACGTAGTTGTTAAAGTTGGCCCATTTTTATTTTGTCATGGGGGAATTCTTCCAGATCATTTAAATATGGTTAATAATAATATTGAATATTTAAATTATATAATGCATACATTTTGTCGTAATGAACCATTAACTCCAACTGACACAAATATACTTGAAAAAGTAATTTTAGATCCTACAGGTATTCTTTGGACTCGATCATATATTGAATTAAACCCAGAAATATTAGAATATATAATCGACGAAGTATGTTTAAAAACACAAACTTTTGCAATTTTTGTAGGTCATAATACAATGCCTGTAATTACAAAAGCATGTAATGGAAAACTTTATTTTACTGATGCCGGTTTTTCCAGAGCGTTTGATATTCAATCGTCTCATGTTGAAATTATTAATATTTTAAAAAATGAAAATATATATAACATTGAAATCATAAAGGTTTTAGTGTAATATACTTATATAAGACTTAGACGCGTACTATAGACAATGGATATCTTTGAAAATAAGCTTTCAAAAATTATTAGTGATAAACAAAAAGAAATTGAGAACATTCTTCTTGAACGTAAAAAAAATAGTAAATTTGATAATGAATTAACTGAAGAAAAACTCAGTGTACCCCTCAAATAAATAAAGATGGAACATACTCCAGAATTTGATCGAAATGTCGAAAATGCATTATGGTCATTATATAAACACTTTCCTGCAAAAATAATAGATTCTTTTGAAGATTCCGCATTAACGGAGTTTATCTATGAAAATATATCTAAAACCCCTATAATCGGTCTGTCTCGAGAGAATATTCAAACAAGAATTCAACAAATTAAAAAATATCGCAAAAATTTACAAGATTTACTTGATAGCCCTCAAGTAAAACAAAGAAGTCCAGAATGGTTCGAATTACGTAAAGAGCGACTCACTGCAAGTGCGACTGCGCAAGCTATTGGAAAAGGAAAGTTTGGTAATCGAAATCAATTACTTAATACAAAAGCTTTTCCCGAAAATCAAAAATGGGGCCCTACAACTTCTGGACCAATGTATCACGGTACAATGTTAGAAGCCATGTCATCTCGATGTTATGCACAACGTAATAATAATATGTTGATTTATGACTTTGGTATGATTAAACATCCAGAGTTGTCTTGTTATGGTGCTTCACCTGATGGAATTACAGAAGTTGGGATAATGGTTGAAATTAAAACTCCATGGAGACGAAAAGTTGATGGTACTATTCCCGAAGAATACATGTTACAGATGCAAGGTCAAATGGCGGTGTGTGGTTTATTAGAATGTGATTTCGTCGATTGTAAAATTGATATATTATCAGATCAACACACATATATGCGTGATATAGTGAAAAATTGCACACTTGATCATGGTGTTATTGTTGAAACAAGAGATGAAAATGGCAATCCAATTTTTGAATATAGTCCTGAAAATTTAACATCAACTGAATGTATTCAATGGATGACCACATACTGTAAAACAATTAATAAAACGACAATGTTCTATAAAATATCTTATTGGAAAATGTACAAAATAATTACAACACGAGTCTATTTTGATGATGCATTATGGCAATCACTTATACCCCAAATTGAACTCTTCTGGAATGATGTTCTAAGGTACCGTATTGATAAACCGAATATAGTATCAGATTCTCCAAAAAAAGAAAAAGATAGTAAAAAGGTTAAATTTGATTTTATTGATTCAGATGAAGATTAATCAATAAAATATAATGTGTTATTTTTTTGTTTTATATTAGGAAATAATAGTGATGAGTCTGACTAAATCCGGCTCCGGATACAAAGCATATTTTACGCGTTCTTCGCATAATTTGTACTCGATAAATTACGAAACAATTCCATCACGTGAAGATGGTATTCTAAATTCACCAACTCTTATAAATCCAGGTAACCAATATATATATACTAGAAGTACTATTGCAAAAACTATAATAATACATCAAACTGCAATAAATACTGGTTCTATTATATGGTATATTAATGAACTTCCAAATGGTATTCAAGTCAGTTCAAAAAACGATAAAATTCTTATATTAAATATAACGTATAATAGTGTTAATTCCGGATTCGATTTTATAATAAGTGCAAAAAATAAATTTGGTGTGTCTCGTGTGTCTTTTAAATATTATGCTGGATTTTTAACGTCGAGTTATCCGATATATAATATACCTACACTCATAAATCCTGAATATATTGGTATTAATACCACAAGTAATGCAACTTTTATTATAAAACAAACTGCAATTGATGTTGGGATTATTTCATGGTCACTACCAATATTACCAATTGGTATAAGTGTATCTAGTTCAAATAATTCAAATATTATATTGAGTGTTCTTTCAAACGTTATATATGATGGTGAATTAATGAGTGTAAGCGCGTCAAGTAGTGAATACGGTGGTACTACAGAAGTGTCATTCTTAATATATGCAGACAATGGGACAGCAAATATAACACTCGCACAACCAAATCTACAAAATCCGAATAACGTACGTGTATTTACTGGAAGTGGAAGTTTGCAAAGAACATTTTTAATACAACAGCTTACGCTACAACCAGGTATTATTACATGGTCTTCGAATTCAATACCTATCGGAATTAGTTCATATGTATCAAATTCATATTCAAATATTTTTGCAGTTACAGAAGGAACAAATGTTGAAAAAATGGTAAGTATTTCCGCTTCAAATGTAAGAGGAATTTCGACTATAAACTTTAATCTTATGACAACGAGTGACTTCACAATACCTATACATGTCCCTCAACTTGTTAATCCAGAAAGTATTTCATTATATACTGGAAGTAATTTAAGTTATTTTACAATAAAACAAAATGCATTATATCCAAGAATAGTTACATGGACAAGTAATTTAATTCCAAATGGAATTACAACATTATATTCTTCTTTAAATGAGATTACATTTAGTATTGCGCAATATACACAAATATATAATCAACCGATAACTGTAAATGCAAGTAATAGTATTGGTTCTTCATCAATTACTTTTAATATTTTAGCAAGTTTTTCATATGGAAATATAAGTTCTCTTATTTAATCTATTTCTTTATTCTTTTTAAAAATTAGTGTAATAGTATGGCATTATCAAATTATAAGAGTGTTGCAATAAGTACTGATGGAAATTTTATTATTGTTGGAAGTAATATAACAAATAAAGTTCCTTATATTTATTCAAATGTTAATGTTTTAATAGATCAATGGGTTATATATAAACAGCTTACGAGTGTATCAAATTGTTTTTCGGTCGGAATAAATTATACTGGTTCGACCGTTATTGTTGGAGCAATCAATCAATATAGTAGTAATTATGTAAAAATATTTAATAGTTCAGATTATTCACAAACTGTTGAACTAATTCCTTCAAAAACTATGTCTGTGTCTAGTTTTGGTTGGGCACTCGATTTGTCGAGTGATGGTACACGAGCTGTTGTAGGAGCTCCATTTAATTCTACTCAAAATAGCTACATTGGTAATGTAGGTATATATTCATCTATTACTGGTGACTTACTTTATCAATTAATACCGAATCCAATTGTTGGTGCAAATGGATGGTTTGGTGCAAGTGTTAATATGAGTGGTGATGGTTCAAACATTATTGTGGGAGCACCATTTGGTGGTCAATATGGAGGAATCTCATTAGATAATATTTCTCAATGTAATAATATTGGATATGTCGGAATATATTCATATTCATCTACAATGAATAATTATTCGAGTTGTGTTGATCTTGATACATCTGGATTTTCCAATATGTTAATTGTAAAACCTCAATTTGGTACATCCGTATCCATAAGTTATGATGGTAATATTGCTTGTGTTGGAGCACCATTCGCTTATAATAATGGGTGTGTTAGATTATATAATACAACAACTGGTTCTATATTATCACAAATTAATAATACATCTGAAAGTTTTAATTCACAATTTGGATGGTCAGTTGCACTAAATAGTGATGGATCTACATGTATAGTAAGCTCGCCACTCGGTTCAAATTATGAATATGTTGGAATTTTCTCATCATCATCTAGTTCACCTTTATTAGTAGCTACTCATAAATATAATATAAATACACAACTAAATAGTTTATCAAACAAAACAAATGTATGTGTTGATATAAGTGGAGGAGGTAACCATGCAATTATTGGTTCATTAAATGTTAATAATTATATTAAAGTTCTTTCAACATATCCTTTAAATATACCATCACTAAGTAGTATTATCTCAAATATTTCAAATATTACTGTTCGTGTAATTAATAATACAAGTAATATTATAACTGTGAATAGTGGATCAACAAATAGTTATTTTACAATAATACAATCCATACAAAATGTTGGTAATGTAATTTGGTCAAATACTCAATTACCAAATGGTTTAACAATAAATAGTTTTACAAATGACAATATACGTTTAAAAGTTGCTCCACATACAAGTAATATTGGTCAAAATATTACGATAAATTGTTCAAATATATTAGGTTTATCCCAATATACATTTCAATTTATTTCATTAAATTCAACACTAATAAACCCACCACAATTGATTAATCCAGGAGAAGTTATCTCATATAATTGGGATGGTCCAACAACATTTAGTATTCAACAAAGTGCAATAGATGTAGAAACAATTACATGGTCAACTACAGGACTTCCATCTGGTGTAACATCAGTAAGTTCAAATATATTCTCAAATGTTTTTACAGTCGCACAAGAATCATCTATTGTTGGTGACAATATTACAGTAAGTGCTTCAAATTTATTAGGAAATTCAAGTGTAACTTTTAAATTAATTGCATATTCGCTATACAATAATATAATACCACAACTATCTAATGTCTTATCAAATATACCTAACGCATGGTTTGGATATTCTGTGGCAATAAGTCGGGATGCTTCAATAATTGCAGTGGGTGCTCCAGGTGCATGTAATTATACAGGCTATGTAAATTTATATAATTCATCAAATCAACAATTTATAAAAACAATAGAAAATTCAGCAAATGGATCTAATCCATTTTTTGGTGGTTCTGTTGCATTAAGTGGAAATGGAAGTATTGCACTTATTGGAGCACCATTATCAGGTATAAAATCATATGATGGTTATGTCGGTATATATTCTACATTGTCAAATAATACTGTTGTAAATTCATTAATAAATACAGCTGGTTCAGGGGGGCAGTTTGGAAGTACTATTGCATTGAGTGATGATGGAAAAATCGCAGCAATCGGAGCCCCTTTTGCATATAATGGTATAGGTTATGCAGCTATATATTCAACTGAGACGTATTCAGTATTGCGCACTTTTATAAGTTATATTGGATATGCTGGATATTTTGGGTTTTCAGTATCTATTAGTGGAGATAGTTCAAATGTAATAGTTGGTGCGCCAAATTCACGAAATGGGAATGGATATGCTGCATTATATTCAAGTTCAAATGGAGCTTTTATAAAGGAATATATAAATCCACTTACAGATTCTTCTGGGTTTGGGTGGTCAGTAAGTTTGAATAGTAATGGTTCAAATGCATTAATTGGAGCGCCTCTTACTAATCTAAATAAAGGTTTTGTTGGATATTATTCATCATCTGGTAACCTAATACGACAACTGTTATCGACTGATACAGTTAGTTATGGATTAGATTCTTCACTATTCGGTATATCAGTAAGTATGAATTCAGATGGAACAAACGCACTTGTTGGTGGATCACGTCCATTGAATAAACCGAATAGTACACGACTCGAAACACATCTAGATGGATATGGTAGCATTTTTTCAACACAATTCGAAACACCACGAGTTGGATATGGTGCCATTTTTTCAACACAAACTGGTTTAGTCATAAAAGACTTTCCAAGTACATCTGGAGCAAATTCAAGATTTGGGTCATCTGTTGCATTAAGTGGAAATGGAATGAATGGTATTATTGGTTCGCCAGGAGCAAATAATTATACAGGTTCTGTGTAGTATTAAATAGAGGTACATGTTATTTACAACAACACTTCAAAAACCACCACAACTTGTAAGTCCTATAATAGATTCCTTTGATACATATCGAACAAATTATTTAACTATTCAACAAAGAGAAATAAATACAGGAAATATAATATGGACTACCGGTGAATTACCATATGGTATGAATATATATAATAAAACAAATTCGAATGTAACTTTTTTGATTGGTAATGAATTAAGTAATATTAACAATATCATAACTGTTACTGCAACTTCTCAATTTGAAATGTCATCGACTATATCATTTAAAATGTCTTTTCAAACATCTACTCCTATTTTATTACCATTATACAGTCAAACATTTAATAGTTCAATATTATCAAATAGTATTTTTATTAAACAATTAAATTCAGAATCAGGTAATATTATTTGGAACTTAACGCCAAATATATCAGGTATTGGTTTATCAAATCAAACAAATTCACATATATCAATTTTAATAATGCCAAATACATATTTGACTTCAACAAATTTTACATTAACCGCAATTTCGTCGATTTCCCAAGCATCTTCATCAATAACATTTCCGATTAGTATATTTTGATAATACCAAAGTTATTATATCCCTATCAAATTTAAATTTACGAATTGCACAAAGTATATTTACAATATTTAAATAATCCAATATTCGGTAGTAATTTATTTATATATGAAGTTGATATACGTACGATTCGCAAATGTACTCTTTAAATATGTACTGTAAATAAAAATAAAACTTATTTTAAATTTTAAGAAGATAATATATTTTTACTTTTTAAACACCAATGGTTTGGATTTTCGTAACCAGTTGTCCCATATATTTTTTTGTGTGGGTCACCGCATGAAAGTGGTTGCCATAGAGCATTCACATCATTGGCTGCAGGAGTTTTTATATTTTGATTCCATAGACACCCTCTCATGTTATTGGATAAACATTCTATATCTTTGTTTTCATTCATTCGTATTGGTACATTAATATCTTTTAAGTATTGCCAAGATGATGGATATGTCATTGAGTCTTTATTTAAGAAATAACGTTTTAACGAATCAGCTTCTTGATTTATTGTGTATAAAATTGCATATGTAGATTTAGTTTTCTTACCGTCATTATCATTATATTTTACGGGGTTTTCCGGTCCAAGACATGTAGACGTTGTTGAACCAGATATTGTACCATTGCTCGATGCACACCCTCCGTATACCATTGGTCCTTCTGTTACACCACCTCCTTGTATAAAACATTGTGGTTCAAATGAAGCATTGCGATCATCAAACATTGCCATCCAAGGTTGAAAATTATCTATTGATCCAAGCCGATACACATTATTAGAAGGATCATTCTCATATTTACCATAATACATAACTACATGGTATAATATTTTTATATCTAATGATGTAGAATTTTGGTTATATATAGGTCTATAATTATACTCGGATGTATTAAAAGCTTGTAATGATATATCTTGGTTTTGTGAATTTTTATAATATGGTACTTGAAATATCATTACGTACACAGGACCATGGATTGGACCTTGTATTTTAATATCATGAACAGATTGTAATTCTAATACAATTTTATTTTTTACGTCTTTAAAATCACTTGTAATAACGGTAAAATCATTATATACGCATTTCATAAAGGATTTCAATTTGGGTGATTTAAATTCTTGAATAAATTTGTCAATCGTATAATTTGGAAATTGATAACACCTTTTCATTTTTAATTCGTAATTACGATCATCCGCTAAATCTTGAAATGATAATTCATTTATCCGACTATCAAACTTTGCGATATTTTTTAAATCACGATACTCTGTTTCACTTGTAAAACCACTTAATGATCTAAAGTTTTCAATATGGGATTTTGGTGATCTTGGAATTAACAATACACTTACTATAATTATAAATAATATGATCATTAATATGTTTTTAAATTTCATCATATTGTCTTGGCCAACTACTAACTATTCTATAGAAAATACTTACTAGAGACTTGCATAAAGTTGTCCAAGTGGGGTGAGTGATGGAAGTGTTGAGGGGAAGTGTTCATATGACTCAAATAGTGTTGATTGTCCCATTACATCTGGATTGGTTGGGCCTTCTACTGAAATATTCGGTGTTTGGGCTGTACCGGGTGGTGACAATAAGAAGCGTTCTTTCCATGAATAATGTTCAACAAATGACATAGCATTCATTCCTGCAACTGTGTCTCTCATAAATTGTGCGGTAGCATTTGTAGTTATATTTTGATCTGTTGGGTATGACCAATCATAAGCTGCCGTATATATTGTTGTATTGGTGTCTGTATTATAAGTTGCACCCCAATCTGCAACTGAATATTCAGTCACCCAAATTGGTAGATGATATTTATTATAAATATTTTGTAAATAATTTAAAAAACTTCTTGAATTTGGAGGTCCATACCAATGAACTGTAATAAAATCTGGAAATTTAACAGGTGGTACAATTAAAGAAAGTTGTATTAAGAAATTGTCTAACCAAATACGTGAGTCTAATGTTACATTATTTGGGATTGATGTATTACTCAGATTTATAGTAATACTTGGTAAAATACCACTTAATGGTTGTGGCATATTATTAATATTTCTACCTGTTCCTGGCAAATCATTGGGTGCATTGACAAGACTTCCATACATTACAGGAGATCCTAAACGTCGTCCTGTTGAAGCGAGTTGTGGCCACCATTGTACAGCTTGCCCAACTGTCATATCACCTTGATCACTTTGATTTATGCCATCCGGTTCATTATATCCAAGTAAAATATTTTCTTGATATGGTTGATTTAATACTTGTAATGAATTTAATTCGGTTTTGATATTTGGGGATTTTGTAATATTCCATACCATCGGTGTAAATAATGGTAATTTATTTATATTAATAACAGAACCACTTAATACACCAGGTGGTTTTGGACCCCATGAATAATACCATTTTGAATTAAGTTGAATGACTTTCAATATTGCGGTCGGATCACTATTTCCTACAACAAAACCTTTTTTACGTCCAGCAACAGTAGAAGGACTTGGTGATAATGCAAGAGATGTTATTGGTGAGCCAGAGTATCTATCAGTATTTATACCTGGTATACTAGTATTATTTGGTGATATATATGGTTTTTTTGGTATTGAACCAATTGTTAATTCTGGAGTGTTGTATAATGTAACATATGGGTCAATTTCTCTTAGTAAGGGTATAAGATGTTCAACACCTTGTTGAATAATAGAAGCATTCTCCACATTGCCGTCATTGAAAGTTATTAATACTTTTACAATTGCACTACCTGATTGTATTGATATAATTTGCATAGTTATATTTGAGGTGTCCATATTTGAAGCAACTATACTGGCATTAATAATATTAATAAGATTATTTTGAATAATTTGGGTAAATGTAGATGGAGTATAACTTGGAAATATTAAGAAAAAAGCTACGTGTGCGACAGGCATTTGTATTGAAGCATTTGCACTCGGACCAGTTGTGGATGGTCCATTAAAACTTGACGGAGATGATGTGGCAATATTTGGCTGATATGCATTTATATCATGGGGTTCAGATTTAATACGAATAAATTTATTAGATTCTGGATCGAATATACCTATATTAGGTTGATTACCTGGTAATAATAGAATACGACCATCCTGTAAAGATGTACTTCCCGAAAAGTCAGGACCATTTTGATCAATATGAGCATATATTTTTAATGAACCAGTTGGATTTATTGCAGATGAAGACTCTTGACCAATGGGAATATAATTCATACCAGGAGATCCATTCATATAAGTATCTCTCTCAGAAGTTTGAACTGAACCACTTCCACCACTGCTATTCATTCTTTCAGAACCAGATGCTTCATACTGTGAAGCAGGCGAATTAATACTATTTTGTTGGTCGCTAAAGTATTTAGTAGTTGATGGCGTGGTACCATTCAAAGAAGAACTACTATTCGGTGATCTTCCTGAACCGAATGATAGATTTTGCGAAGAAGGAGAATTTATATTGTTTTCTTGGTCTCTAAAGAATGAACTACTTGATGGAGCATTTCCATTAAGTGCATATTGTGTAAGTGATCCGATATTTGGATTTGTGCTTGGTGCAATGGACGCCAACACAGATGAGGGCGCATAACCACCATGTAAAACTATATTTGTAGTCGATTTAGGTGCTTTCGACTGTGAAGAATATGGAGTATTCGCCGATAGATTTATAGATGGAGCTGTATTGAATATCGGCGAAGTGTTATACGAAGGTCCTGGCGCAGGGGATGATACTATGGGATAATATGATAAAATATAAGCACTTGGATCAATTTGAGTAATATTTATTAAATTACTAGATACTGCTTTTACAAATAAATTCGCATCAGATGATTTATAGAAATTTACAGTAATATTAAATAAACTACCTCCTGCTGCATAATCTGCAGCTGTTATATTTGAATTGTAATATTGTAACCCATATGTTGTCAATAACATACCAAATAAAGTATTTATACGAGTTTTTAGTGTTTCATTTGTTGAACTCGTATTTGGTAATATTAATGTTATTTTAGCTGGATATAAATTACTAGGAACTGGTGATGGAGATTGGCTCGTTATAGTTGGTGATGGAGATTGGCTGGTTACACTTGGGACAGGAGGTTGTGATTTGCTGATTACATGTTGTACTGGAGATTGACTTGTCATACTTGATGCATTCGATTGGGTATTTGTTCCAATAATTATTAAAAAGTCATTGTATAATTCTACAAGTATATTTTTGATTGAAGACATATTGTTATAACTTTCTATTACCTATAACATAGTTAAAAAATAAATAAACAAATATACACTTTTATTTAGATACTACATTTGCGGTAGTAATACCACTTACTTCAAGATTACCATTTATTTTAACACCATTTGTTGCTGTTATTTCTAATATACCATTTTGACTGGATTTTAATTCTGCAACTAATATATTCGGATTTGTTTTTGAGTAAATCTTTATATTCCCATTTGGTGTCACTTGTAATAATGACGAAGTTGCATTTGATATTTCAAATACGTTATCAGTATCACTCGTCGCACTCACATGGAGGGTCGATCGCGGTGCCGAAAATCCTGGACCACCTATTCCGAATTTTTTGGATTGTAATACCATAGAGTCTGGACCATTATTTATACTACCACTTGGTTTCCCATCTGATGATACAAAATTCACAGTATTATTCATTTGGACACCACCTTCGGCATCTAGTATTATTTTTCCACCCGTATTACCTAAATTAGTAAGAAGTGTATTACCATCCTTATCTGGGAAAGTAATACATCTTTCTGGACGATTTTTAGAACAAAATTGTACATTATTTTCAAGCGGTTGTAAATTTTTTGCGGTTAAACCCATTGTCGCATTCACTTTGTTTAATAATTGAATATTTGGTTGGGTAGACCCTGGTAAATTCATAAATTGAATATTATTACCACTCCCGTCATTAAATGAAAACATTTTATTTAAACTATTTACAATATTATTATTATTAGTTGTTAAATCTAATGAAAGTGAATCTTGTGCACTTACAGTATCAGATGTTGTTGAATATATATCTGTATTCACTGTATTAATTTGATCTACGACATATTTAAGATTAGACACTCTATCAGCTTTTTCAGCATTTACAGAAGATTGCGTTACACTAAATTGTTTATTTACTTGATTTTTATATTGTATATAGTCACGTACAAAATATACCAATCCACCTGCTACAACAAATATAATTATTAATGTAATAATTAATGCAATGGTATCCATGATGCACCTACTAAATATTATTCAGCAAAAAATTCATCGTCCTGTTCATTATCTTCTTCCCGTAATTTCCGATCTCTGTCTTTTGAGGTTCCCATTGAAATTCCAGAAATATCTATTATTTTTATTTGATTTCCACCGCCTGGCATATTTTCAACTGGAATATCACCTGTATCTCCGATCGATAAGTTTTCAACATTTCCTGATAAATTTAATGCCGCTGCACTGGCTACATTGGCTTCAATCTCGTCTTCTTTCAATTTATTTCCAATGATACTCCCTTTACTTACATCTTCTTCATTTAACGAAGGTCCGTCGATTGATTGATTCGTTGCACTTGATGCTATATTTGGAATTACTTCCTCCGCTTCGGAAGTATCATCAAAAAACCCATCATCTTGTTCTAATAGTAGTTTCATTGGAGTTAGTCCTTTTTCAGAACTATTCATTCCGATTAAATCTTCAGGTGTTATATTTGCAGAATTATTTCCACCTTCCATATCTGACGATGAAGACGCTTCCGAAGATAAACTTTCATCTTCACTTTCAGATGATGAAAGAGCTTCTTTTACTTTTTCATTTACTTTACGTTTTTGTGGTTTTAATTCCTCTTCTTCTTCGATTTCTTCGTATTCATATAACTCTGGAAACATAAGATCTATTTCATCCGATTTTATAACATCATCACTTAAACGTATTTGAATACCCATCGCTTCCATTTCTTGAATTAATAATTTAAACGCATATGGTGTTTCTACGACTGACACGTCTTGTTCTCCACATCGCGTACAATTTACAATGTTTTTATTGGGTGCATAATTTGAAATCGTTCCACAATATCTGCACACACCCCATCGATATTTATCGGATTTTTCCATCATACATTCTTTCGCAAATTGTGATAAACCATGTGATAATAATACATCGCGTTCCATCTCACCAATGCGAAGACCACCTCCTGCACTCCGACCGGATGTCGGTTGATGAGTTAATTGTACCTTCGGACCTTGTCCTCTACTATGGATTTTATCGGCAACCATATGTTTTAATCTATAATAGAATATCGGTCCAATGAATATATCACTTTTAATTTGTTCTCCAGTTCGTCCATTGTATAATACCTCATTCCCATGTTTATTGAATCCGTATTCTTCTAAGTTTTCAAATATACCTTCTTTATCAAATGGCATAAATACAGTACCGTCACCCTGAACCCCCTCTAAACAACATAATTTGGCAAATATGGTTTCAACAACGTGACCCATTGTCATACGTGATGGAAATGCATGTGGATTAATGATAATATCTGGTACTATTCCTTCTTTCGTGAAGGGCATATTCTCTTGAGAAATAATCATACCAACAACACCTTTCTGACCATGCGCACTACAATTACCGGTCCATACTGGTTTTCCATTCTTTCTAACATAGAATACATGTGAAGGTACTTCAATACAATACACTTTCCCGGTATATTTAATCAATTCTTCGGTTTGTCCATTTTGTGTTTTTGCACGACTATGATTAATCATCGGACTATTTTTTGTTTTAACTATATTTACACAAATTTGATCATAATTTGACATTATTGGACGTCCATTTATTTGGGATATGTGTCCTGATTTACATAGTGTTGTAATATTTGCAGACCATTCACAATGTAATGAAAGACGTTGTATATCATTCGCGAATTTCAATGAACTTGTACAGTATTTATCACAACCAATATTGGTAACAGTACCATCACCACAATATAACCCTTTATATAATTGATGGGCCTGTGTTTTACTTAATTGCCAAACCCATTCTGGTAAAAATTTATGAGATGATCCAACACTGAATGGTTCAAGAAATTCAGTTAATTGACGATTCTCTATTCTAATCATATGATTACCATGAAGTGTTGGCGAGTACCCCAACAGTTTTATTAATTCAATCAGACGGTCTCTATCTTCTTTCTTAAATTGTGCAATTTCAACTACATAATTGAGCAATTCTGTATTTTGTCCATTATATATTTTTGCACATCCACATGATATCCAATACCCAAAGAATTCAAGAAAATGTTCCATATTCACAGCTTTAGATGAAATATGATCACCTATTGCTGGCAGAATTAATTGATAATTTTTATTTGAATTTGTTCCACTTTTTGCATAAGATACTCGTTTACCAATAATATCTTTCGCTTTTGCGAATTCATATGTTTTTTGATCACGTTTTTTTATCCACATTTTATGATCTTGCGTTACACTAAGATCAACTTGGTGACTGCGTAAATTATAGAGTTCTTCATTTACACACTCTTTTTCATATAAAGCATATGGATTTTCATATCCGAATGAACCATCCGATTTCAATACATATACTGTATCACTTTTAGTAATTTCATTTATAAATTTCCATCCACTCGTTGTCATCACTTCATGGTCTGGTGTAAGACAATGTTTGTCGCCAAGTTCTGGTCTGCGGATTTTACGAAATCGTATTTTACATATACGATTTGTATTTCCGGGAACTTGATTTCCTACAAATACTCGATCGATAGTTCCATAATAATGTACATCTGTTTTTAATGAGATGTCATGGTACTCTTGATGAATTTCTTTATCAACAAGAACACCTCGTTTCACTTCTTTCACTTGATCACGTACATGTATCATACCTAATACGACAGCTTCTTGACCACGTGGAATGTATGATTCTTCTTTGACAATACCTTCCGCATTGAGTAAAGAATAATCAGCATGTTTGACATTTTGCAGTATTTTTCCAGAATCACGCATTTCAATCGGATTTGCGAATACAACTTTTTCATTCGCATTCAAGGTTTTTTCCATAGCAGTCAATGTTTTATAACCTGTGACTTGAAACAATCCACGATCGACTGACGTTTTATTTATCATTATGCCATCTTCTTGATTATATCCAGTATATGTTTGAATCGCAACTATTACATTCGCACCGTTGGGCATACGATCATTCCCATTATAATGAGAGCCTTTCGTTGTTACAATTCTTTTTTGAGGATAATGATGAATATATGAAGCAGTGTCAAATCGATCTTTGAAATTTGTATTATAAATACCGAGTGCTTGCTTACTTTGTGCAGCATGGAATATTATACGAGGCGCTTGATTGTGATTTGCAAATGGTACAATCTGTGTAACTACACTAAATGCAGTCGATGGATGTATTTCTACGTGTGTGTGAAAACTTGTAATATCTTTTGGAAACATAGCAACATACATTGTGTTTTCTTCTTCAATATCTAAATATTCAATTGCACCTTGGGTTTTTTCGAGTTGGGCAATAAGATCTAAACTTACTTTACCTTCTAATGAACTGAAATGCTGAGGTGATATATATTCATTTTTATGATATTTCACTTCATTACGATCTTTGTCTGGTATTAAACTTCCATATAATAAATCAAACCATGTCGTTTTTGAATTTATAGATGCTTTTGTAATTTGTGTAATACCATTTTCAACTATCAATAATGGACGACATGGACGACCAGGTTCAGTTTGAATACGTATTTCTTTCTCTTTTATATTCCAACTTATGGAAATAAATTGATTTATTAAACCATTTCTTCTGTATAAACGTAATGTTCTTACAAGAATATCAGGGGTATGTGTAATACCATACCAATTACCATTCACAAATATACGTATAGTGTCATTATTCATTGCAGTTGTATGTGAGATGAGTCGAAGTGGAATAATTTCAAGTTCTTGTAAAATTTCATAAATGATTTGTTGATCAGAACCAGCTGTAATTTGTGTCATCAGTGCAAAGTTTTTTAAATAACCGATTGATGCTCCATCTGGACTTTCAAACGGACACATAATTCCCCATTGTTGTGAATGTAATCGATGAGGAGATGTAACTTTAATAGTTCTATCTAATGGTAAATTAACACGTCGTAAATGAGATAAGAACCCAATATAACTAATACGTGATAAATCTTGAACTTTTCCTTGTTCAGGGTCTTGACCACCCGATCCCCATAATCCTTTCAAAGAACGTGAAAATATATCTGTAATTATACTTTGGGGAAATATACGATGCAAATTGTCTTTACGTATAAGATCATCCACGTGCCCTGTATTTTTCCATGGACCATAGTTATACTCTTGATCAAGCGTATCACGAACATGCTTTCGAAATTGACCATATGTCTTTTGATATAATTCAGCAAGTAATATCCCACTAATATCTACACGTTTAAAAACATAACTATCTCTGTCGGATTCTTCAATAATACCTAATGCAGTTTTCATTAACATTGAAATTAAGTATCCTAAATAAATTCCCTTTTCACGAATTGTACCTTCCACATTTGGAAATAAATCAAGAGTTAATATTGATTTAACTTGTTGAATCGTTTTAAAATATGTACGTGGTCTCATATTTTCATGAATATCTTCCATAGTGAATTTTCCAGTTGATGCGCCATGAACAAGCGATGGACGTAAGAATTCAAGATACGCAGGGTGGGCTTCTTCGAGGGGACCACATATTGCCTCTACAATTTCTTTATCTGTTTCAAATCCTAATGCACGAAATACATGAGTTAATGGAAAAGAACCATTTAAAGATGGTAATGTAACTATGATCGCTCCTTGAATTTTTTTATTGTCTGCTTTCACTGGTGGATTAAAACAATCTTCATTATTTGTTTGGAAACATCCGGTTCTTAAAACACGAAAATCAACAGTTCTAGGAATTAGAGCGTTTTCACCTGTTGTACCTGTGCAACGTATATATGCTCTATAAGATGTATCATCAGTTTCATCATCTATTTTCATTATAAACAAACGATTCGTTGTAACACGTTCTTGTGATACAATTACTTTCTCTTTACCATCTACAATGAAATAACCTCCAGGATCCATTGGACATTCCCCAAATGAACGTAAAATTTTACTCCCTTGATTATGAAGCATACATTGATCAGAATGTAACATAAGTGGAACTGCACCAATTAATGTATGAAGAAATGTTTTTTCGATTATATCGCCATCTTCTCTCGTATATATAAGTTCAATATCTGCATATATTTTTGTAGTATATGTTAAATTTAGTAATCGGGCATCTTGAGGACTCAATAACATTTGTTTCCCTTCATTATCAAGATGTGTTGGTCTATCTACAAAAATCCGTGTTCCATCTCGTCCACCAACATATACTTCAACTTTAAATGTTTCTTCCCCTTCATTATCTAATTTAATCATAGTTATTGGATTATATGACTTTATTGTTTCGGGAATATGTACTTTTAAAAATTGCCGATAACTATCTAAATGATGTTTTGTATATGGGTATATGTGGTCTCTGAAGTAAATATCTAATATCTTCCATTCATCCATTTTTTAAAGAGGTCTTCTATATCTGAACCATATTATTCAATTGATGTTTAAATCAAAATATTTTTTTCAAATTTTTACTTCTAAAACTTAAAATTTTACCTAGAATTTTATCATAAAAATTAAAAATTTGACTTTTTTATGTAATCTAACACGTAATACACTACAATCGTGTACTATGGAAAAAAACATAACTGCTATTTCTCTTTGTAAGTCATTCGATGATGATATTATTCCAAATAATGCGGTTTTAGTAGATTATTGGGGAGATAATATTAATAATAATGATAACACATATATCATATATGGTGTGTATAAAGGGCTCTATCAAAAAGGGGTAACGTATGATTTATTTCATACTTGTTTTTTAGCAAATAAACTTGATGAATTAATTCATAAAAAATATAAACATAATCAATCTGAGTATTATCGTACATTTTTACATAAGAATATTATAATTGGAGATACATATTATGACTTAAACCCACCGGATTATTCGAATGATCCACACGATACATCATTTGAAATTCTGGACGATAATCATTGTCCATCATGTCATTCTCCAGGATATTTATCAAATAATCGTATAATTAATGCACCTCCAGATTGTTCTGTTTGTTATAAAATGATTTGTAAAGTATGTTCATATTATGATAATAATAATTTTTTAAATATATGTTCTCAATGTCAAATATCTCGTCTTAAATAAATTCATATTGATAGATTGTTTAACATTTTTGTATATAAATTGTTAATTATATTTTGTTATAAAAAATGGAGAAATTTACAAGATTTTTAAGTCTTTTTATAAAATGAAAAAGTTTTTGGCCGCCAAAAAAATTCCCCCCCCCCTTCTTTTTTGCTCGTGAGTATTTTATTCACCAGTAAGGTTTTTACTCATATAAAGAATATAATATAATACTATATATATAAGATAATACTCCATAAAATGAATATATATATATGTACTCAATGTATATACAATTCAAAACGTAAGTATAATGTAGAAAGACACATGCTAACAGTACATAATATTATATATATATATAATAATAATAAAATAAATAATACTAAAAATAATGTTGCAAATGTCAAGGATGATGTTGCAAATGTCAAGGATGATGTTGCAAATGTCAAGGATGATGTTGCAAATGTCAAGGATGATGTTGCAAATGTCAAGGGTGATGTTGCAGAATATAAATGTTATAAATGTGATAAGGTTTTACAATATAAAAGGTATTTAATTATACACGAAGAGAAATGTAAAGGAGTTAAAAATTCATTAGAATGTCATATATGTCATAAGGTTTTTAATAATAGAGCAACAAAAAGTTTACATATTAAAACATGTAAGTCTAAAACATTAATAACTATAGATAATCATACGAATGATACTACTAATATTAATCATGGTACTATAAATAATATAAATACTACTATTAATAATAATAACATAACAGTCATATCATTCGGTGATGGGAAAGACATACAATTTGTGAATGATCATATCACTGCAAAGATGCTTACGCAAATGTATTCTGACGGCAACACTGCCGATGGTCTCCGACAATATATGCAAAAGTTATTGGAAGTCCCCGAAAATAGACTTGTGAAGAAAACGAACGCGAAACAAGCTTTCTCCAAAGTCCATTGTGGGAATGGGAATTGGGAAACTCGTTTAGATCAAGATATATATCCTAAATTAGTAAATCAAATGGCAAATGATAATTGGGACAAAATACGATATTACAATAATTCAATAAAATTGCGAGAAAGCTTAACGAAACGACTGCTGGATAATTTAGAAGTATTGACAAGCTGGGATAGACCAGACGATTACGAAGATGAACAGAAGAAGACGTTTAAACAAACAATAGGAATGTTAAAGTTATTAGTAGTAGATATATCAAAATTATAAAAATTAATATAAAATTTATTTTTAAAATGTAGCTACAAATAAAAATAAAAATCTTTAAATATTCATTTCTTCTTCGAATCCTGCAAGAGGGTAATGACTTTTTAAATTCATATACCGTGCTTCATAATCCGCCATAGTATTATATTGAGAATTATCTATTTGACTCGTAATCGGTAAATCATTCATTTGTTTATTTAATTCTTTATCATCATATATTGCTTGATCTTTTAAAATATTATATTGACGCATATATTTTTTTAAGTCTTGAATACGTACAACATTATCATTTTCTTGATTATATGTGGGGACATTTTCATATAATTTTTGACTTTCTTTTGCAATATCTTCTTCAGGTATAGACATGCCTTTACTCTGTAGATATGCATCAATAAATGATTGATCAATTGTTGTATGATAATGCACTTCAATAAAATTTACAAGATCTATAATACGTTGTACAAAATCTTGGTTTGAATCATATATAGCGACACTATCATATGTTTGTCGAAATATAAGTTTATTATCATCTGGTAATAAATCGTCATTTAAACCAATGAGTTCTTTTAATAGACCTTTAAATTGTAAATATGCAACTAAATTTAAAAATCGTCTTCTATAATCAGCATTTGGATCATATTCGTCACTAAAATCATTATTTGTTTGATTTATATCATTTATATTTTGTCCATCATTCAGAGTACCGTCTTCATTAGGTTGTCCTTCGAATGAAAAAGCATTTTTAAAAATCGGAGAAGTAACTTCTTTATCATTATTATCATATACACGAAGATGTCCCATATTATCAATAAGAAGTGCATATGGAGGTTCAGAAGTAACTTTCGGATTTATAGCTTCAATTGAAAAAGCTACATTTTCAACCCCATCAATATCAAGCGCGTATACATTCAACATATTTTCTTCAATTATATATCGATCACCTGTTCCATTAAAATTATATTTCCGCAGTATCATCATTTTATCCATAAATTTTGGTTCGTCATAACACTTTTGACTTAAATTTACTTCAGCATTTTTACCGATTAATGGATTAGACGGTAAATTTTTTTGCATCACATTTGGTATATTACGACCCAAACGTTGTAAAAGTGCTTTCATTTGAGGAGTTAATTTTGGCATTTTTTGTATAATTACTCGACTTGGATCTGTCAAGACGGTATTTACATAAAGTGATAAAGAGTTCTCATTTAGTTTAAATAAAATGCGTTTATTTGGAGATATTAACATATAATCACATCCCGAAAACATTTCCATACCACTGACCACAATATTTAAAATTAAATGATCAAACCCATTTTTATTCATATAAGGTGATATACTCACATGATTAGTATCAATACGATATGTGTGAAAATAAACGGCAGGGTAATAACTTTTTTCAGCACTTATGACATCAGTCCCATAATCAATGCCTGATTTATTATCAAAACCTGCACCAGTTTTATACGTTCCTTGTTCTCTTAATATCTGCTCACTTTCCATACATCTACGTGTAACATCGCTATTATTATTTGTCGTATCTGTAGTACATCCATATTTTAAGGGGTCACCTGCTCGAGTTATAACACTTCCTCTATTAAATAAACCACCAGTACGTCTTGAAGTTTGTGACGTATAATTATAAATTTCACATTTAGTACTTTCACGTGTTCTAGGTATTAATCCAACTGGGCGGCGTGAAAATGTGCGACTATATAAAAATGTTCTCATCCAACGATGAGCCATACCAAGTTGAATATAATTCCGATAACGTTTCATATCTTTTGTCATACTTGGAAAATAAAGATACCCTTCAAATGTTTTATCGACTTGACTTTGTGCAACTAAAAAATAGACTGGTCCGTATACATTACCATCTCCAGTTGGTGGATTGACATTTTTTTTAGTAACAGATTGGGCATTTTTTTCTTGTTGTTGTTTTCTTTTTAAAACAAGATTTTTTAATGTAACAAAAACATTTTGTTTTGATGCAAATTCTTCAACAATTTCAGCAGTATAAGATGTCGCAGGAGATGGTGCGCTTGTTTCACCTTGAGATGTATTGGTATTTACTTCTTCATTTAAATAACTCATATCATCGGGTGGTGGTTGTATAGGTGTTATAGGTGATATTTCACGTAGAGTGTTTATTATTTCATTCTGTATATCATTATATGTTTTTGCAACAAATTTTTTGTAATAAAAAGGAGGTGCTATTATTTTACCCGCACCATTTTTTCCATAATCATCTCGTTTTAATCCCACACATCCAATGTCTTTAAACATCGGATCAACTTTTGGTGGATTAAATAAATATACAGATTGCCGACCTCCCATTAACACTATTTAATTTTTTTATATTGACTGAAGAACGAACGGAAATATATCAAAATATCCTAATATATTGGCAGTTGCTTGATATTTTTGTAATTCAACCAATTTACCCATATCTTGTTCTTGAATTGCTTTTCGTAAGTCTTCTTGAATCGTATCTGCAATAGCATAAGCATCGCGAAGTGTTTTAATAAATGTACGATCAATACGAATACATATGGGATTCCCTTTCATTTCAGAGAAATCTTTAAGAATAGCCTGCAACGTTTTTTCACAGGTCTGAATAAGTGATGTTTGTTTCACACCTTTAATCTCAAATTTATATTCTTTCAAAACACTTTCATCTGGACTTTTTATGATCGCTGTCGATTCATATTTTGAATTCTTACCTTTAGTAATTTGTGTTGTTTGGATTTCAATAATGAGTGATTGTTCATTTAATGTAAGTTCAGGCAAAGTATCACTTACAGCTGTCAATTTCGGTTTTTTTGGCACAGCTGCACGTTTTGCTTTAACACCTCCACCTAATTGAAGCATGAAAGGTAGAAACATGAGATCTTCAACTTCTTTCATTTTCAATGCAGAGATACGATCTTTACGTTTTTTTTCATTTGTGTATAATGTTTTACCAGAAAGATCTTCGTCCCATTGAACCCAATATTCTGGTGGATAATTATAACCAGGTAAATTTTCAACACAAAGTGCGAATAATTGACAAATTGGTTTCATAAGTTGATTTGTAATATAAAATAAGTAATCTGGTTTCAAATTCATTTCACGAATATAATCGGGATGTTCGATGCGATCACCTTGTAATTTTGCAATTTTGCCTTCCGGAAGTGAAATGTAAATATAGGGAACACGATCATTTACCATCGGTTTGTTTCCGGCATCACGTTCTCCAATACGAGATGCAAGGACTTTGTGGGCAATTTTTGTAGGGTCTTTATAACTTCCTTTCAATGTTTTCGAAATGATGAGATCATCTAAATCGATATTTCCATTAACCATTTCTTGAAGACTATTTTGCAAGAAAATGACAGACTGTTCAAAGTCATTCTTATTCAATAAAATATCAATGATACCACCATATATTTTTTTAACGATATGTGCATTATCGCGACGTTTCAAAACGATACCCATCGATTTTTGCTTAGGTTTCTTTTCAGCATCATCTTCATATAAATTACCGACGTACCGTTTTTTTGAAAGTAAAATAAATGGCCACATTGTTTTTTCATATTCGAGACATTGTGGCGGAGGTAATATTGATTTAATTTCACGGGATGCTTTCTGACCGACTGCGATACAAAGTGGAAGTGCTTCACGCCCATATACTTTTTCACCTTTTTCATTTGTTACTGGGAATTTACAGAATATTGAATCAGTATTTTTTACGATAAGATTACCTATACCTGCGTGAAACACTCCTTCTTCAGTTTCAAGATCATAAACGTATCCAGTGTATTTATCATGTAGAACTTCAATTTTCTTGATTGCAATTGGATTTTTACGTTGCCGTGCCTTTGTGTATGTGATGCGAAATATATTAGGTTTGTCTTTTCTAGTATTCAGTGACGTATTATAACCAAGTTTTTGCAACAACAACACATATGTTTGTGCTGATACTTGATTTTTTGTGTCAAATCGTAAGCATCCGAATTTGGCATTTTCTTTGCGATTTCCATCGCTGTCGAATAGACCTTTACGGAAGCTTTCCAACACAGCAAGCGAACCATTTTGTACTTCCAGCGGGATAACCTTTGACTGTCCAACGTAGCATTTAGATCGATAAGAATGTACAAGACGTTTCGTAAAACCATATCCTCCGCCACAAGAAACCAATTTGTATACACCTGAAGACTCTAATGTCATGAGAATTTTGAATGAACTATTCTCAATTGATTCCAATATGGCTTTACATTTTATGAGCAGTTCCATGTTGGAATTATTAATTGCCCAAGAATATTTGGCGCCCAATTTATAGTTGTACGTATCACATGATCCATCTCCTACAAACATGCCATATATGTAGGCTTGCTCTTCAGATATTAAATCAATATTTCCATTCCACTTTATTTGTGAGTGCAGGAGTGTTTGTTTCACCGCAAGTTCAGATGGTTTTATAAGGGACTCATCTTCACGTAGTAAGCTATGATCTTCGGTAACATCAACTAGTCCAGTGTGTGTGAGTATGCGGTAGATCTTCTTGGTGGTCTTGTGGCGAATAACACGGCGTATATTTGACCATCCTTTGTGTGTCCATACCATAACATCGGTCATATCTGCTCGTTCTTTATCTGAACGATCATTTTCACCTGCTTTGAATTGTGGATATTTTTCCCACAATGTTGCAATAGCATCAATTGTAGTAACTTTAATGTTGCCGTTCTTAAGTTTGATTGTAATTGGAGTATATGGCATCACACTGTCACCATATATGACCTCGGCATTGTATTGTTTTTCGACAAAACTTTTTGCGGTCATAATCATTTCCCGACCGGTCGCAGTAGTACATGCTGCAATGTCTTTCAAATAAATTTGACTCATTTTACTACCAATCTGTCCATAGAGTGAGTTCGCTGTGACTTTAAAAGCCACTTGGAGTGCATCGAGTACTGCTTTTTCGAATTGATTATATGTATCTTTGCGTTCAATCACAGTTGATTTTTGAATAATAGTTTTAATGTTTTCCTCAACATCAAAGACTTCGAATGATTCATCGTTTAAATCTTTAACGATCCCACTGACACATCGATCATCGTTCGTAATTAATGACTCATATTCGATCTTTTTACGTGTATTTTTACGCTGTTGAAGGAGTTTCATAAGAATTGATGGAATAATACCTTTTTTACCATTTGGAAATTGTGCGAATACACATGATTTATTACCAACAACATGTTTTGCATCACCTTTTCCTTCATACACGTCATATGTGATCGTATGATAAGTAATTCCCTGATCATGTAAATTTGCGAATTCTGAATTTGGTTCAACATATGAATCATGTGATAAATTACGTGAAATCATAGAAGAAGGATACAATGACGAATAATCAAGAACTGTAATTGGATCATCTAAATACATACCTTCTTGTGGTGGAAGTACAATTGCGCCTTCATACCCATCTTCTTCAGGAATATCATCACCTAATTTTTCACGAGGTTGCCATCCACCGACTTTAAGAACGGGAATGAGATATTGTTTTGCACGACATTCTTTAGAGACTAAACTGAAAATCTTGATGCCTTGACCACGCATGAAAAGATAATTCAATGGGACAGAACATACATTTCCCATTGCAACATTATTTTCAAGTACTTTTAATTTATACATCAAACGATTACACAATGCACAATCTTGAATACAATACTTTGCAATAACAGCGCGATCAGTTGAATTCCCCAAGAATTTTTCAAAGATTTCTCTTGGTTTGAGGTCATCTTTTTGATCTTTCAAAAAATGTTTCGCAACTGCATCTAGTTTATATGAATCAAGTTTATGATCACGTTGCATAACTTTAAGAAGATCAATTTGAACGACACCATCCATATCAAAGAAAAACATGATGTTGTCACCAAGTGCAGATGAGGACAATTCTTTGCGATCTAAAATTGTTCGACGAGATTTTAATCTTCCTAACCCAACCAGAAATTCTTCATCAATATTAAGTTCTTCAACGCGATCCCATATATATTTCGCATCAAACCCGAAGATGTTATAGCCTGTCAAAATATCTGGATCAAGTCGTACAATCAAGTCTTTCCAAGTTTTGATAACATCTGCTTCATTATCACAACTTTCAACATCTACACCTGGAATTTCATCACATGAGTTCAGAGTAACAATATGTTTATAAATAATTTCATCAGATCCATAACGATTTACAGTAGTTCCAATTTGAATGAGCGGATCTCCTTTCAGTTTTGGAAGATATGTATCTAATATAGTAAGTAGTTTTTCTTCATTTGAAGTATCATTATTTTTCTTACGTTTTGGTTTAGTGTCATCCTCTGTTGCATCCGGTTCTCCATCATCGTCATCATCTTGAAACGTTTTACCATCACACAAGATCTCGAGAATTTTCTGAGAACATCTACGAATAATTTTTTCTAATACAACTGGTGTCGATTTAACTTTTGGAAATACTCGGTGAATTGTTACATCAATATTAATAACAATCTCTTTTTGAAACACAGTCATTAACCATTCAATAACTTTATCTTCATTAATATTCTGAGTAAATTTAGATGCAGCGAGAAGATCCATCGTAAGTTTGCCATAATTTTTCTTTGCGACTGGGAAGTCACCATGACTACTTGTACATTCAATATCAAATGAAACCACCATGAGTGGTGCGATTTGATTGATATTACACCCATATACTGATGAATAGTCCGCACCAATGTTATAGCCAGCTCGAGAGATTGGTCCATCTTCACCATCCTCTAAAAAATCATAGGTTTTTGCAGGTATTTTGATCCATCCACATGGTTGAATATTACGTTCATGAATAAATCGAAGAAATGGATCAATATTACTTTCATACAGTGCAAATCCTTCTTTAATTTGAGCATCATCACTGAAATGACGTTTCAGTGCATTAAAAAGAGCTAATGATTTCATACGAATTTTAATAAATGGATATTCTTTTCCATTTGTGAAACCCCAGAAGTTTTTACGTTTTACAATTTTAACATATTCAAGGTGTTCTCTTAGCTTATAAGGAATAATATTGGAAGTATATTCTTCAGTAGAGTTATATTTACGTTTGGTTGATTTTTCAAAACGTAACTTTGTTTCAAGAGTACGAACTTTCTCTTTTAACTGACGATCATTTAAATTTACCCATTGAGAAGGAATTTTCAAGAAGAAATATGGGCAAAAGTTATTTACTTGAAGACATACTGTATGACCTTCTTTTGTGACACCATGTATGAAAATTTTATATTCTTCTGGGTCATCATTTGAAGATCCATATCCTTCAATGCGTTGGTAATGCTGGGTTGCCCGATCAGATTCCGGCATATACCAATCAATTACTTGAAAAAGCACATCATCAACATCTGGGTCGATACATGGTACTTCTTTTCTTGGAAATGTTATAATAGTGTTTTCATCATCCATTAATAATATTTACAATACAATGTTTAAGTAAAGTTTAAAAATATTTCATTTTTTATTTGTAATGGAGTACGAGGTTGCGCTCGTAACTGTATTATCAGGTGTTATAGTTTTCTTAATATATGATACGTATTTTATAGGTGCGCGTGAAAAAGTCATTAGCACAGTTGATGGTAATGAATATTTAGTAAGAAGTCTTCCCGATAAACAGGCAGCAGCAGACATGCTTGCAGATGTTAAAAATAATATGGTAACATTGATTCGCCATCTTGAAAAAATAGCCCCAAAAGATAAACGAACACAAAAAATTGGAATAAATTTTAAAGCTGAAAATATTTGTGAAGGTGTAGATAGCAAAGAATACACCAGTTATTCGGTAAATAAAGGAGAAAAAATAGTATTTTGTTTGAGACAAAAAGACAAAAATCATACTCTCATTGATATGAATACAGTTATGTTTGTTGGTCTCCATGAATTAGCTCATATCGGAACTGAAAGTATAGGTCATACTCAAGAATTTTGGGCAAATTTTGCATGGGTACTCGAAGAAGCTATACAAATTGGTATATATAGACAACAAGATTATAAAACAAAACCGGTTGAATATTGTGGTACAAAAGTAACATCATCACCACTTGATTAAATTGTATTTAATTAAAGAAACCATCTTGACATTTTTGACACATTCCACTGAGTAGAAATTCTTTAATACTTGAAATATCTTTAAACTCGCTAAATCGTATTTTATTTTTGCACCCCGGCATGTAACAGTTGCAACGGCTTACATTTGGATCTGCACCGTTTGCAACATTTTTAGTTTCATTAAATGCTACATGACGAGCACTTGTTGCACGTTCAACAAGTGAATTGATTTCAGATTTATAAGTATTACTTTGATTAGTAACTGAAATATGTTCTGGTGCATGAACATCTTGTAAAATTTGCTGAGCGATTTGTTGATGATTCATTTTTATGATAGTAACAAAAATAAAGTTTAATATTCAAATTTTATATATTTTCGGAAGAAACTCCGGTGCTTCCAAATCCAGCAAGACCACGTGTAGAATCGCGGAATTTGTAATTAAGAATTTCTTCATATTGTACTTCTTCAATAATAGAAGGAGTATAAATGCGTTCAAAAATGATTTGAGCAATACGGTCACCAATAGATACTTCAAAATCTTTATCACCATGATTGAAAAGGATCACTTTAATACAATTTTTATAACCATAATCGATAACACCCGCACCTACATCGATATTATTTTTAGCAGCGAGTCCAGAACGGGGTGCGATACGTGCATAACAATCATGTGGAAATTGAATTGCGAGACCAGTATCAACGATCGCTTTGCCGCGCGCCGGTACAATTATATTTTCACACGAGCAAATATCAAGACCTGCATCAAACGGATTTGCACGAAATGGAAGACATGCACGTTCATCAACACGAGCAATCGCAAATTTATCGGCAATCATATTTTATAAACATACGTATTCAAAGGCTTATATAGATTAAGCCGTAAAAACTTTTTCAATTTTTAATAAAAATAAATTGATATAAAGCTGAAAAAATAGTTATATAACACTGTAATTAATGAGGAGAATCTGTTATCTGAGTGTTAGTCATTGTATTATCATAATCCATATGATAATCAATGGACTCGCAGTAGTTACAAAGTAATTGGTCACTTACTAGTATAGTAAGATGGATCCGGAAATCTGGGGCAACCTACCTCCATACATCCTTGAATACATCGCACATTTCACCGACATTGATTCGAGACGTGCATTGGGTTTTTTGCCGCGTAGGCTTATTGTTCCGCAATTGAACATCCAGACCCCTCGTCAAAAGTATCCATCTCAGTGTCTATTAAACGTTCAGTTTGAACCGGGTATAGAACTTAATATTTGGCCTGTAAAATGGCTATCGTATGAAACAAAATGGATGATACATGGGAGATTTTATTCAACAATATTTAATAGTGATGGGACGGTTAAAATAAATTGATATAAAGCTGAAAAAATACTTATATAATACTGTAATGAGTGAAACGAATGACACTTTTCTATCAGAGGGTTGGTCATTGTATTTTCATAATCCGGATGATAATCAATGGACTAGCAGTAGTTACAAAGTAATCGGTCATATAAGTACAGTACATGACTGGGCTTATACCGATTTTTCATTTACAACATTATGGCAAAATGGAATGTTTTTTTTAATGCGCGAACATAT